GTAAAAGAAAAGTCCCAGTCGTAGCCGAGAATCAGCGGAGGCAAGGTGTAACGTGCAGGGTAGATCATTTACACCACTCCCTTTCAATAAAAAAGCCCCTCCGAAGAGGGGCCTCATCCTAGTAAACGTTCTTGTACTTATCCTTCTTTTTCTTCTTACCATTCCTGCCACCGAACAAGTCGGCTACGTCACCGCTATCCCAAAACCTCGCTACATTCCTCGTGGCTACAATAGGTGCGCCTGTGAGGTATCCGCCCATACGTGCCAGATGTTCCACAGCGTCCACACCCTCACCCCTGACGGTATCCCTCAACGCCTGTCCTGCTTCCCTCTGTATGCCCGTCAACTGTCCGATGCCACCGTAACTGAATCCTATGTAACCCTCTATTACAGGGTGCATGAGTGGTAAATTGCGGAATATTTCAAGGATGTATTTAACGGTGTCCTCTGCATCATCCCAATCCGGCAGGGCCTTGTAAGCCAGAAGCCCCATAGCGAAGGACTGTGCCAATGTGGTTCCAACAAGCCCGACCGCCCTTGTGTAGTTCTGTGCCTCAACTTCAGCGGGAACATCATGGATGAGGATGTTATAGTTCTGTTGCAACTGGTTCTGGAACGCCAGTATCATCCTCATGATTTCCCCAGGTGCGCCCACCTGTGTCATTGCCCTGTTGAGGTCTTTAGTTTGTGCCTGTGGCTGTGTTCGGTTGGTAACATCATCGGCGAACATTGCCGCATCCTGTTCCGATGCGCCCCGTGCGATCTCTGACTCATACACCATAAGCCAACCCATCTTGACCGCCGCCATGTCCGCAATGCGCTGTAGCATGGTGGTCTTGCCTATGACGTGGTTAAGAGTGCCCTGAACCTTTCCCCATTTCATTTCCTTATACCGCTGTATCTCACGCATCTCTATGGTCATGGCACGATGCTTTACCTGTGGCGACTTCTCGTAAATGAACTTGCTAGCCTCCATCGGGTTACTTGCCATTCTTGCCAACGCCTTAGCTGTGCCAATAGCGTTGGAGTAAGGTACGTAATAGGCGAAGGAGAGAGGCTGACGTGCCACAGACAGGAGGTTCCCTGCCAGTACCGATAATGCGTAGTGGTTGCGGAGAACACGGAGACCCCTCGCAAGAGACTCACCTTGGTAGTAGAACATGGGGTTCACTATCCCCTTGATGTACTGTTCTAATTCCTTTACCATATTCTCCCCGAACTTGTTGTTTAATCCCTTTAACACGTCACGGTCGCCTATGACAGCCTGTATCTCCTGTCCCAGTCCGTAGAAGTGTATGTACTGCTCCTGTTCGTTGATTGTGCGGAGCCATACATTGTAGAAGTCCGTGTCAATGGCTAACTGTGAATCAGGGCGTATGGTCTTCCGTTCCATAGTGTGCCCACGTTTGCCACGGGTGCGCTTCATCCCTGAACGGAAGTCCCTGTCCTGTTCCATTGCCTGTGCTATGTCGAGTTCGTCACCCATGTTGCGGAACATGCGGAAGTATTCGGGAACATTGTCAAGAATGAGTCCTGTATTGGCGTAGTAAGCGTCTGCCGTGCGACTGTAATTGCTCCCTACTTCCTTCATTGCGAGGTCGCCTAGTTTCCTGTGTGCTTCCGTTAGTTTGGCGATGACCGCAACCTGACCCTCTTCGGATATACCATTCCCGAAGGTGACGGCATCCCTTGCCTCCTGATTCTTATTGAAGATGTAGATGCCGATGGCTTCCGCAACGGTCAGTTTGAGTCGCTTCTTCGTGCGTGGGTCAACAACCTCCACCTTCTCCTTGAGGTCGCTTAACTTCATCCCCACACTTTCAAGGGCATCCGCAACATTGGCATACCTCGTGTCAAGTTGGCGAAGGTTATTGTTGACAGCCTCGTTGACCTTCTTGTTGAGAAGTTGTTCTATCTGCGACCCCTTACCGCCTATAATTTCACCCAACCTGTTAAACCGTGTGAACCATGAGTCATAACCACGAAGCACCTTTTTGACCATACCGACACCCTTCGGGTCTTCCCCCTCTAGGATGTCCATAGCCTGTAACTCTGTAGCCTTGGCGAGTTTATTTATGAACGCATTGTCGGGGCGTTTCTTCCCCTTGAGGACGCTAGCCAATTCCCCTTCGCTAACACCAATGTCCTTTGCCAATCCACTCATGGACTTACCTAGGTCGTTGAGGCGTTCATTGACGATGTTCTTTATCCTCTTGGGGTTCCACGTGAGCCTCTGTACCGTGTCGTCAATGATCTTCTGACGCTCCATCTTGATGGCTTCCACACGCTGTGTTTCAAGTTCTGTTCCGGCTTTAACCAGTTCCTTAACGGTGTCCCTTATCTCAAATAATTCCTTGAGAGTGAGGTCTTTATAGTTCCGCTTCAACACTTTCATTAGTTCCTTCGGGTTAATCCTCTGTGCCACATCGGGATTAGTCTGTAGTTCGTGCATAACCTGTTCCCTGAATAGGTCGCGGTTCTTCTTGTCCACTTCCGTGCGAGCCTTCCAATCAAATAGCTCTGTGACGTCGAGGATGGCACGGGCGAAGTCGCTACGCACACGGGCTTTCTCTTTGCCACCGAGAGCCTTCTGCTGTGCGGTCTTAATCTCCTTCAACGCCTGTTGCATCTTCTTCTTGACCGCAAGGTGGGCACGGAGTTGCTTGCGTTTATCAACCTCTGCCTGTACCTTCTCATCCTGTACTACCTTCTGTTCCTTCTTGCCCTGTCTGAATCCTTCCTTGGAAGCCTTCTCCGCTTTCTTCATCCCCTGCTTCAAAGCCTCATACTCGCCAACCAGTTCCCCTATGGGTTTATCCAACCACGCAGGAGCCTTTGGTTGCCCGAATAACTGCAAGTTGAAGAACTTCGCCAATGATTCAGGGGCATCCGTTGGGTCGATGATGTATTTAGTGGCGGCTTCTGGCGCATGTTCCTGTGATATTCCTGCCTCTTCAAGAGCAACATCAAACAGGTCGGACGCTGATGTACGCAAGTCGTCAATGAGTTTCTGCGCCAGGGTCTTCGCCCTTTGGAGCATGTTAGCCTGTTCCATTGTGCCGACAAACTCACGGAAGGCGTTTATCTCATCTATAACGGTATCCTGAAATGAACCAACCTCTACATCTGCGTCAACGTCACCCATCTCACGGATAACCTGTTCACTTATAAGGTTGTCCTCCGTGACACCGAGGGCGGTCATTTCAGTTTTGGCGGACTCCATGATTTCCTGTGCCCTTGCCGATACCACCTGTTCCGCTTTGAGTTGGATGCCATCAACGCTACCAAACACCCCTGCCGCCGGGATCGCTACAGCACCCTCGTACAACGCCTGCTTCCAATTGAGGTTACGCACGTCACCGAATACCGCTGTGTCGCTTATGAGTGACTGAAGGGACTCTTCGGGAGCCTGTGTGACTATGGCTCTCAACGCCCCACCTAACGCCCCCGACCCCTCCGTGAAGAACGCCAGTTTGTCGGAAATGAAACTTATGGGCAGGTTAGCCATGAACGCCACCGTAGCGGACTTGCTTGCGTAAGTCTTGTCCTTGGTGAGGTCGTATGCTCTCCTGTATGTTTCCTCCGCTTCTACAGAGGCTTCCATTGTCGCCATTGTGCCTGCGCCAATAATGTTGGCTAGGCTAGGACTGACCCCTGTCAATACCCCTGCTCCTGCTCCCACTAAACTACCAACAAGGATGAATGCCCCCATTGAACCGAATGCTCTCCATATATCATCAAGGAAGTTGGGGTCTTCGGGGGAGGTCATGAGTACCATGTCCTCCACGTCCTCAAGGTGTCTCTGAAAGGTGCTGTTATCAAAGAGTCTGTTCACCCACGAGCCGAGGGATGTGTAGATTGACAGCCCCCCTGCGGCGAAATCAATCATCGCACGTTCAGTCCATTGGGGGAGAATCCCCTCAAAGGCGCGCCGTTTCTCCGCATCAGGGATGGGCTTGGTGGGTCTTACCCTCTCTTCCGTGAGGGAATAGAGGACGTTACCCAACCCCATCTCGCCGACCTTTTTAGATACCTCGTTGTTGGACTCAAACCACTTGGAGAATGCGTCATAGTTCTGTAGCACCAACCCTGGGTTGAGTCCGACCCTTTCGGCAATGTAGGCGGCATCGGCGGCTTTCTTCGGGGATAACCCTGTAACCTCGTATATGAGGCTGTTCTTCTTGGCTTCCTTCAGTGCTATGAACCTGTTCTGCGACTCCGCCGTTACACCTAGTTTTTCCCCAATCTCCCGTGCCGGCACATCGGCAAGTTTCATCATGTCAATCTGACCAGTAACGTAACTCTCAATGTCCTCGTCAGATATGCCATTCTGTTTTGCCTTCTGTATTCCCTCTGCAAGGGCAGGGTATTTTACCTCAAGGTCGCTGAACATACTACTTACTCCCTATCTGTGGAATATTCAAGTATGGGGAAAGGTATGGTGCAGAGGGGTTCTCCGCATCCGGACTCTTAAACCAACCTAATACGGTCTTGGTGGCTACTTCTGCGGTAAAACCGGCATCCTCAAGATACTCTTCTGCCGCCTCTCTGAATGTTCTAGGCAAGTTTGTTCCCGTAATGTTCATCTTGTGTATGTTGTCTCTTAACACTTCCATACCGATTTTTTTAGCGTCAGTGTTTGACAGTTTACCAGAAGCTAAAAGAATACTCCCCTTAGTCCAGAACTCCCTTTTCATATTTCCTATAGTGGCAATGTCAAAATACTTATCTACTCCACTAAGAGTTTCGCTAAAAACCTTTTCCTCTGCCTGCAATACCTTGAGGTCAATGTCATCCTCTGCGCTTATCCTCTTGTTGAGTATTTCGTTAAGCACACTCTCTTCATCAGAGGTAATTAACCCCTGTGCCTGTGCCGTCTTTATCTCCAACTTGAGGGAATAAAGGCTTCCCTCTTCAGGACTATTAACCCTTCCCATGAGAGTGTTGAAGTTTGCGATGGTCTGCTCCGTGGATACTGTGGGTTTCGGCGGACCCCCCACCTTGTTGGTGGATTTAATAAGTGCGGCGAAAGTGTTGAATGTACTGTTGCTTATCTTCCGCATTCCTGTTTCGGGGTCAGCCTCGTGGAGAGCCAACAGTTGGGTCATTGACGGCAGTTTTCCTGTGGAGTGATACTTGTCAAGGATGTCGCCAACGATGGCTTCCTCTTCCTGCGCCCTCTGTGCTTTTATGAAGTTCTGTTCGGACATCTGGTCTTGCCTCAATGCGTCAAGGTCTTTTGCGTCAAGATACTCGAACTGCGAAACATCGGGGATCTCATAATTAAACGGGTCTAGCCTCAACCCCGCCTTTACCTCGCGGATCTCTATGTCCTTCCCTGCGGACATTAACAGTTTTACCTTCTCCTGTTCCGTGAAGGGACCATTGTCAAGGAGCGTCTTTACCTCTTCTATGTTCCCTGACTTAATAGCCTCTTCAATCGCAAAGAATATCTTCGCCCGTGTGTCGTCACGCCGTCTTTGGACTACAAGGTTGGCGACATCCAAGTCCATGCGTACTCCGGCTTCCGTTGCCCACATGTCGAACTCCTTACGGGCATCGTCCATTGTTATGCCGGAACGCACCATGTCGTAAGCCTTCTGCTTCGCCTTCGCCCATGCTTCGGGCATGGTGTTGAAGTCGCCATTCTCCTGTAACTCTGCGTAGGACTCCCCCCATGCCTTGAGAAGGGATGCCCTTGAGTAGGCAAACTCCGCCATTTCCCTCTCCTGCTTCTCCTTCAAGGCAGCCTGCTTCAGGTCGGAGGACAGCCAATACATCCTCTTGCCTACTTCACCTAACGCCTTACCTGCGTCATCCATTGCGAAGGGTGTTTCAACCGCTCCGCTTTTCCCTGGCAATGTCTGCGTCTGTTCGTAAACGGGTATTTTAGCCATCGGTCATCATCCTATCAACGACGGGCTACCGCCCGGCATCCTTCCCGCAAAGGGTTGTACCTGCCACGATGGGACGGGCGACTTCTTCTTCCATATATCCAGTTCGCTCCCGGTGGCGTAAGCCTGTCCCGCTCCCGTGAGGATGGTTCCCCACAGGGCGGTCTTACCTGCGGACTCAACGCTGTCAGCCTTGGCACGGAGCAACGCCGCCTGATTAGTGAACCCTGCGGCTTCCACGTCACCGCCGTACTTACGCAAGAGTGCGTCCATCTCGCTCCTTCGTGCGGTAGCCGCTACAACGGCAAGAGGTGTGCCGGAGGTCGTGGCGAATCCGCTAGAGGCATACCCTGCCTTCTGTGCGGACATTACCCGTGCCCCCTGTTTGCGTATCATCTGCGCCTCGTAGGAAGCCTTCTCCCTCACGGCCTGTGCGTTGAGTTCGTTCACCTTTGCGTTGAACCTCAACGCCTCGCCCTCTGCCTGCGCCCCCATGTAACTCCCGTAACCCTGCAACATGGTGGACATGGCTTGAGTTATCACTACCATTTCACTCAACTTCTCATCACCACCAGTAGGAGGGTCTCATCGGCGTAACGGAAGTATTCACCCAGCACCGTGTCGAAGCCGAGCCAATATGCCCATCGACACGCCTTCCTGTCGGCATAGTCCACCGATGCCGTGAGTTGACGTAACCCATACTCTTTTACCCACCTGTCCATGTATTCCTTAGTCGCCTTGCATAACGCCAACGGGTGTTTCTCTGCCAACGGCCCTGCTATCACCCATGATTCCGCTACTCCACCGTAGAGGATACGCAACCCGCCACAGGCTATTACTTCGCCCCCGTCTGTCATGAGGGTCATGGCTGGCCTTGTGTCCTCTAGGAACAGTTCAGCAGGACACTTGCCTAAAGACTTTATGTGGTCAGGGTGATAGTCCACCACCTTGGTCAATTCTGCACCTCCATGCGGAGGACTATGGCCGACACGCTGAACGGATACGGCTCATCCTGAACAAGAGTTAAGTATTGCGGTCGCCCCGAAGATGTGGTGATAAGCACCGGATTAGTGTCACCCGTGAAAAGTTCGGGCGTGCTAACATTCGGGTTCCCCTCGTCATCGTACTCAATGTCATCCGCATCGCTTGCGTTGAATCCTACCTTGCCTCCAACGGTGTTGACCAACCTCGCAATGGCGTGTACTATGCGCCTCTTTGCCCCCTGTGACGTGCCGGGAGGATTGGCGTGTTCTATGTTGATGGTCTTTAGTGTGGATGTGTATGGAAGCCCTACCCATGCGTGTGTGGTCGTGGCATCCAACGTTATGGAACCACTGCTGACCACCTTGGTTCCCACGTATTTCCCGTTGGAGATAACCCCCACGGTTTCGCCCTCAAGGTAACTTAACCCTGTGATGGTGGCGGTCGCCGTTCCGCTGTATTCTGCGGCGCAATCCATGAACACAGAGTTGTTGAGCGTACCGTCCCATGGGAGTATCCGTTCTATATACCTCACGGTGGCACTGTTGATAGTCCTCTTGACCACTACCCATATCTCGCCGGGGATGCACGCAACGGACTCAACATCTCCGCCGAGGTCATGCCTGTGCCATGCGAATACCTTGTGTTCGGGAACATAGGTGAGTCCTATCAGTTCGCCATCGTCACGGCAAGTCCATATCGTTGACCACGGTGATTTGAGGTAGGCAAGGTAACTGATTCCGTCACCGGTGATGTGGTCGCTCATGGCTGTCAGGTCGATGGCGAAGTACGTGTCGGAGTCGTAGTCATACTGCACCTGACGCACGATCTTCTCGCCGTCCTGCACGAATACAACATATCCGTTGGCTATGACGGCCTGCCACTTGGCAGACCCGAAGTTAGTTTCCCTGCGTGCATGGGGCGGGTTGGTCGGGGTTATGTTGGCCCCGTCAAATACCCATTCATCCCCCGCCGTTCCTATCAGCAGGTTCCCCTTCGATGCCATCCACATTACGTTGTTCACTTCGGAGGCTATAGGGGTAAGCCCTACTGCGTCAGAATCCTCGTCACCCTCGCCTGTATCATAGTTGGGATAATCGTCCGACACGGACATCCACACCTTGCTTGGCTCCGACGTGGTTCCGGCAAAGACGAGCCTGCCCTGATGGAATGTGACCGAAGAAGGCCACCCCGGTGTCGTTCCCCACGCGCCGAGTGCCCAATTAGTTGTAGGTATGCCGAGATTGGAACATCTCCGGTAGACCTTTGCTATTACATACTTCGCGGATATGTAGGCGGTTATCTTCAGATATCCAGTACGGGCTTCCCGTACTTTCCTGAGATTCCAATAAAACCTATGTGTGTTTTTATTGGCATAGAACATCAGTTTAGGAGTTACGTGGTTGTAGTCCTCGCTTCTCAGTTCGCCGGTCACTGTAATTTTGGCTGTGCCCGTATGTGCCGGAAATGTCATGTAGTCCTGATATGTAGTCCCGCCATCAACCGAATATCTCAATGACACAGAACCGTCAGAAGGATCTGAAAACATATAGAGAAGCTCGAATTTCCCGTCAACGTCCCACGGCCCGTCGATATAACCCGGCAAGTAAGGGTCATACGAACTCTCATTTATCACCGTTCCGGGGTCTGTGTACCCGATCTTCAGCCATCGCCCGACATCATTTGCCGTGAAGAGGTCATCGCTGGACGTGACCACGACCGTCTCCCCGTAAAGCCCCGTAGAATCGATGTTTCCCTGCAAATTCAGTAACCATCTCCATTCCCCGGAGATCTTCTTGAATACATCCCACGAGGTGGTGTTAAGGTAGAAGTCCCCGTCTTCGCCTTCTGTGGTCGGGTCAACTGCGCCGGACAGGATGGTATTCCCGTCAGTAGGGAGGTATGCGGATACCGTCAGCGTATGCGAGTCAGTAGAGTTGTCCTTCATGAAAGGCCCGTTCTCCCATGCCAAGGCAGATAGCGTCCATGTGGTATGAGCAGTTCTTGTCAATTGGCGTGGCTCATGAGAGGGATGCACTATATACAGCGTGTCCGCAGATTGGGCGAATTTAAGGTCGGGCAGTTGCGCCGTGGTGTACGGGGTGGCTATTTCGTAAGTGGTATCGGCTACCCACTTGTCCTCCCATGATTCACCCGTTCCAGGTTCGGTCGTCGCCCCCGAAGTGTGAGCGGAAATACACCTGTAGATCACATCGTCATTCTTTACAAAGTCGCCAACGGCATAGGCTGTGGCTGTGACCCATGCGGATGTAGTGGATGTGGTATGCAACACCTGTCCGCCATCGTAGTAAACCCTCATGTAGAGGTTGCCGAACTCAAGTATGTACGCCTGTGTCGTTGAGAACACGAAGGGGACGAGTCGCGTAAAGAGGCTGGAGGTTTTAACCTCCGCGACATAGCGAGATCCCGGACGGCGATAGGCTCCCCCCTGCGGAAGCACAAGGAAGTTCTCCATCGTCATGCAACCGTTGTAGTATTTCTCAATGTCCGTGCGCCCGTACATGTTGGGTGACAGTTCACCCGCCGTGAAGTTGGTCAGGATGCTGTCAACGGTACGCATTACTTCCGCTCCTCAAGATACGTGTGGTACTCGTTGACCTGATACCCTGCGCCGGAAGCGTCATCGCTCAATGCGTCCTGCAGTGTCTTCTGGTAGAGTTCGTATGCCATCCGTGCCCGTGAGTCCTCTCCCGTCAGGGCAACGCCCACCTGTGAGGCCACAAGGTAGGAAAGTGCAGTCCTTGCCTTAGCCGTCCACGTGTTCAGGTCGTCGTTGCTGTAGATGTAGCAGATGTATATGGACGAGTCGTTGCAATGTATCTGGTCTCCTATGACGAGCCAATCGTCGGAGCCGTAAACCGCCTTCTCCCTGTCCTTGACGAGTCTTACAAAGTCGTCAGGGAACTCGAAGGCGTAGGAATAGTCATGGTTGGGGGACGTTGTTTCCGCCGTAAGGGTCGCGAGTTTCTTGGCGAAAGACCAGTCACCCTCGGAGAGAAATTCCTCAAGGCAGTCGTCATATACGGTGCTACAGACCCTCGCCCTCTTGTTGTCGTCAAGAAGCGTGGATATAGTGTCCTGTCCGAGGAAGACCAACGCCTTGTTGCAAATGGTTACTGAATCCGCCATACACTACTCACCACCGTTCAGCCAATCTATTGTGGGTTCACCGAAGAACTCTCCCGTCCACCCGGACAATGAGCGCACCTTCGGTTTGAACAAAGCCGTGTTATCCGTCCAGTGCCAGTGGATTCCCCTAACCCCGAAGTCAAAGTGGGGATGTGTTTCAAGGTCATCCCAATAGTGCCCACTGTCATCCTCTGGGCATCCTGCGAGGCAGATGCGCCTGTAACCCATCGCTATCGCTATGACCACCCCGAAGTTGCCGGACAGGTTGGGCTTGAAGTCGCGTATCAGTTTCCACACCCTGTCGGCGGGATCGCCTGCGGAGTGCGTGATAAAATCCCTGTGGTTCAGTTTCGCCTTGCGCAAGTCCCTGTAGATGTTCACCATGCCTATGTCGTAACATGCGGCGTGTGTGGCGTAGTACCCCTTCTTCATCGGGTAGTGGACTATGGCATCGTTGAGAAGCATCACGTCGGAGTGGACGTTCATAGTCCAGTACCGTTTCAGGTCTTCCCATACGCACCTGCCACAGCCGACCACCAACAGAGGCTTGTCGCCAGTGACCGTATGTGGTGGCGAGGCTCCTTCGCCAATGACTCCGTTGGAACACCATGTCTCCGCCATAAGATCTCCAATAAGTTGAAAGGGGGGCCGAAGCCCCCCATTGTCGTTAGTCCTGCACGTACCAGACGAACATCTTGATGGTGCCCGTCATAGACTTGGTTCCCGTGGTGACTATCATGTACTCGTCCGCATCGAGCGGTTCGCCGAGGTTGTCCAGTACATTGAATGTTGCCGAACCTGCGGCGACCCCGACAGCGGTTGAGGTCATGTACTCGTCATCATCGGTTCCGTCTCCGACTTTGAGAGTGCCTCCCGTACTACCGAGGTCGTCAAACCAGACCTCGCCACGGATAATCCTTGCACCCTTTGGAACGAAGCACATGGAAATCGTGGAACCGGCAGTTATAGCCGAAGCCTCGTAAGAGTCGTAGGAACACTTCACCCTTGCCCCCCATTCGCCGGGGTCAAGCATTGTCCTTGCCTTCTCAAGAGTCCTGTGTACACCGTAGTAAGTACCCATCAGTTAATCCCCCTTCCCCTTTACGTGATTACTCGTAGCAAAGAATCTTGCCGACTGCGGTCTCGTTCATGCGAGTGGAACCCATAGTGAGAGAAGCCTGAACGAGTATTGCGTTCCCCTTCTGGGGTATCGGGTCGATGGCAACCTGAATGTCCTGACCCATACCGAGAAGCAGACCGCTCTTGTGCCAGTACAGGCACTCACGGTAGGTACTTCCATCGGTGGAGAGGCGGTTGCTCATGATGAACTTGAATCCGAGGAAGGTATCAACCTCACCGGAAACAAGAGCCTTCACGCTGTTGTAGTCCGAAGACGTGATGGCGGTTGCGGAAAGCAGTTCGCTCAACTGGCGCGGAGAAATGGCGATAAACCTGTCGTTCAGAGGAACATCCTTCTCGTCAAGGAGCCTCTTGGCGTAGCGGAGTTTTGCCACGTTCATCCCTGCTGCGCCGGAACCACTGTCACGAACATTTACCGCCACGGTCATATTGTTGTCGTAACTGGTTGAGGTTGCGCCAGTCTCGCCTGTGTAGGCGGTGGCGAGTGCGGCGGTGATTATCTCGTCGTCAATAGCCCTATTGAGAGCCATTACGTGATTCATGGCGTACTCGTTCATCGGGTTGTTGAGTATCCTGATGAGGTCTTCCTTGTCGATGTAGTCGGCAACGTACTTGTCAACCATCGACACCCGTCTCCTTGCATGGGGGGTATCGGTGATAACAAGGTCAGCGTGCCTTGTGGTCTTTGTCTGCGCTGTAGTCGCAGTTATCTGGTCAAAGAAACCGTACTTTGCGTTTACGGTCTCAACTCTTACCGCAGGCCGGAAAAGAGACTGACTCTGCTGAAACAGAATCTCAATGCCGGACTTATACTGTTGCACCATTGCCGTGGTTATCTGTGAACTCACTTTGCGTCACTCCCAGTGAAAGATTTTGTGTTGCATCTTTCGCCAGGGTGTCCTCCATAGAAGGGCCTGACTGCCGTTTTACGTCCGTGTTAGGACGGCCTGACTTTCGGCTAGCAACGGGCCTTTAGGGGAAAGGGTGTCCGTGGTAAATGCCGTTAAGCGGTATCTGCTGTTGCCTTGATGCAGAACAGGTGAACTACGAAAGTACCTGCCGTTAGTGCCGCCGTGCCAACGGTTGCCGTTATTGCGCTTGCCGCCGTGGTCTTGACGAAGGATGAACCTGTACCGTCGGGGATGATGTCATGGCGACCCTGGTCCCACGGGTTTCCCGAATCCGCTATCGCTATCGCACTTACAATGTCGTTTTCTCCAACGACCTTTATCGCTATGGTCGCCGTGTCGGATGCTCCGTCCGTAAATGTCTTGAGAACATCCACACAACCGCCCACAACGAGCATGTTCGCCGGAACTGATACCCCAAGCGCGTGAGCCCCCACAGTCCTGTTGGCCGCCACGGTAGCGTCGAATGTGGCGGAGTAGACGAACATCCCGCCGAGTCCGTCAGCCCTTGCAAGGGACACGTCGTTGATATTCAACTCTGCCGCCGTAGCGGTCACATCGGTTATGTCGGTAGTGGCAAGCGCGACAGAGTCAGTGCCGTCATGGTTGTGACCTGTGGAAGTGTCTACAAGGTCGGCAATCGCCTGTCGCAGTTCAATTGTATCCTTATCGAATGCACTTGTCAAAATCCAACCACTCCTTTCCTACTCTGTCGGGAACGCCTTCTCATGGAGGATGCGGAACTGCTCTACAGCCTCACGGTGTCCCGGTGACATCTTGTCGGTAAGTTTCTGTATAA